ATTTCATCACCCTCTCCCTGAAGGATTGAGATAACATCGACCATCGGTTGACGGAGAGCTTCGAAGTCTGTGCCGCCTAGACCGAGATACTTTTTCGGCAAAACGCTTCCGATCTCGAGGAGAGCGCCCATCAGCTTCCCCAGGCTGCTGGACGCGGCGGCGAGCTTGTCGACGTCGCTTGCCATCGCAGCGGCGGTCGTCAGACCTGTCGTGAACTCAGCGTTACCGAAGGGCTTCACAATATCTTTGATCACGCTGCCTACACCGCCGAGAAGCTTCCCGAAGAAACCCTCGCCGTCACCTTTGGGAATCAATGAGAGCCCAAACGCGAGTGCCGCACCCCCGATGAGGAGACCGATCCCCTGCATGGTGCTGAGCTTGCTGGCCTGTGATGTGATCACGTATAGCACGCCACCAACTCCCAGCATGACACCCGCGAGCACCGCGCCGAGTGATGCGAGGTTCTACACGGAAACGTCATTGAACTTGTTGGCTGATTCCACAACGACATCGATGAAGCTCTGCTTGGGTGTCCGGCCAGGGAGAGGGTCCATGAACGCAAGCAGGACATCCCTGATCGCGACTCCAATCCTACCGATCGCATACGCGATCGCGCCAGCCATCGCCGTGATCTTTGCAGGCTCCTCGAGGATGTCGAAGATGCGGCTGATGATGCCCTGGCTCTTCTCCACGACGGGTGCGACGGCGGCAGCTCCCACCGTCTCAACTCCTGCTGCGAGACCGCTGATCGCTGCACCCGCACCCGCTGTTCCGGCTGCACCGCTCGCCGCGGCCGAGGCTGCCGAGCTGCCGAATACCGACCCCAGCGTCCCCCAAAGCTGATTCGCGATACCGCTAAGTGCGACAACGATCGGCCCACCAGTAGCGAACAGGGTCGTGATCTTAAAACTCTTGAAGAACCTTGGAAGAGCCTTGAGCAGCTCCTCTCCGAAACCTATCAGCGCTTTACCGAGATCGGGAAGCGCGTCGATGAGTCCGTCGATCGCAGCGCCGAAACCGTCGGTCAGACCCTTCTTACCGTCCTTACCCACCGTCTCCACAAACATGGTGCTGAGACTCTTTGTCCAGATTGTCAGCTGCTTTGGGAGCCACTTGACAACGCCGGTGAGAACCTTGATGATGGTCAGACCGAACTTATTTACCATGGCCCCGAAATCGAAACCCGCAGTGCCACCGCCGAACGCGCTGGACACAGAGTCGAATATGCCGGTGAACAGCTTGTCAACAGCTCCGACGATGTCACCCTTTTGGATCGTGGTGACAAAGTCCTTTATGCTCGTCGCGATCCCAATGAACATGGTCGATATGGTATTCGCGAGGGAGACGAGAGGTGAACTTTTAGGATTAGTCTGCTCTCCGAAGAAGAGCTCGGCGACAATCTTGCCGACCTCCCCACCGATCTCGGCGACCTTGAGCATTCCGTCAGCGAGGGGCTGAAGCACCTTCATGAAACTGCCGGATGTTCCGAATCCCCTGAGGAATCCTTCGACGAACGCGGATACAAACCCTGTGAACTCCTTGAACGGAGTGATGACGTTCTCGATGTTGTCAGCGAGATCGTTCATGACCTCCTGAGTCGACTTTTGCTTCTTGCTCGCCGCGTCAGCGCCCTTGACGATGTCATCGTATGACTGCGAGAGACCCTTCGCGGAGAGAGCCTGCGTCAGGATCTCCTCACTGAGACCCGATGTCGAAGCAAGAAGCTCCCTTTCCTTTCTTGTCATCGATTCTACCGATCGACCCGTCGCAGTGAATGCTCGTTGAACCTCTTGCAGTCGAGCAGCCGGATCCTCCATGTTCATCATCTTCAGAGGATCAAGGACTAGACCAAACCCCTGCGCGAGCTGCGCGGCTGCCTCGGCGCCCTGCTCGAAATCGTCGAACTTATCAACGAGCCCTGTGAGCTCCGTGAGCTCGAAACCTAACTTGCGGGTGAAAGTTGCAGCTTGCGTGATCTGCTTCACGTAATCACCTGTCATCTTGCCCAGCATCTTGAAGTTGCTGAGCGCCTTGCCAACATCGGCGCCGAGGACCTTGGTCGAGACCCCGAAGTTCTTCCCGATCTTATCGACCGAGGCCATGATCTCCTGGCTGAACTGCTTCACGCTCTTGCCGTTCAGCATAGCGAGACGGGCTGTCTGCTGCAACCCCTGATCGGTGAAGTGTAATCCGTCCTTCAGGACGTAGAGCTCAGCGGTCGCGTCGTTGAACTGCTGACCCATCGCATCGAATACAGGTCCAAGATCGCCAGCAATCTCAGTGATCTTCTGCAGCTGCTGGATAGCTCCGTCAATTCCCATCTGGAACTTCGATGCGAAGGCCGTCGAATTACCTGCCGCTGCCCTTAATGATCCTGAGAATTGCTCGTAACCTGTCTTTATTCTACGTGAAGTGTTATCCGTGAAACTTCCGAACTTGTCTCTGACTTTCTCAAACTCGTTGAGCAGCTCATACTGTTTTTTCGCTAGCTCAGCGGCTTTCTCGATGATGGTATCGTAAGCCTGTCTCAAGAAACCGAACGCAGCCCCTATCGGGTTCGTGATGATATCGGTAAGAGACTGGAAATTCACTCCAAGCAGCTCCAGCCCGTCTTTGAACGGACCCAGATACTTCGTCAGGGTTTCCGTGATCTTGGCGTTGAACTTTTTTATTCCATTCACGAACCCTGAGAGAAAGCCCTCTGATTTCTCCGCGCTTTCACCCGCAGCGGTGATGGCATCACTCATGTCGCCAGTCGCAGATGTTACTCCTTCCGCCGCCTCAGCGAGCTCATTGTAAGCTCCTGATTGACCGCCCATGCGCTGCTCGAGAGCAGCCAGCTTCTCGAGCTGCTGCGTGAGCAGGCGGTTCATGGACTCCATGAGCTCTACCTGACGTGATAGCTGATTCGGATCCACTCAGTTCCCGCGCTCCGTGATCTAACTATTCAAGCAATAAATTTTTCAGAGACGCCAAGGACGACCAAACATGCGTTCAAAGTCCATCGCTGCCCGGCGCTTCTCATCGGTCATCACCGCGATGGTGTCAAGGGTCGACCGCTCATCGCAGAGAGCCTCGTAGAGTCTCCTCGAGGCGAGGGTCGCCCGCCTGATGACCTTCATCTGCTCCTTATCACCTGAGAGCTTCGGCATATCACCGCCCTCGAGTATGTAACGTCCCATCTCACCGACAACCTCGGCCAGCAGCTTCTCCTGATTTTTCGCCATATTACGCTCCTGACGCTAAGTATTACGTGAATCGACGAAGCCGCGCGGGTGTCTCACCCCTTTGCATCCCCATCATAGCCCGTGTCTGAGCGTCATTCTGATGGGCAGCCCGCGTAGGGGTGTTCTCTCGTTCGCTGTTCCTTGAGAGCTCCTTGTTCAACCGTGTGATGAACCACTCACGATACCGTATCGGTATGTTGTAGCACTCCCAGTAGCTGAACCCCATGTAGTACATGAGTAGGAAGCTCTGCTCGAGGTAGATCTCACGATCTTCAGGCGTCAGGCCAAAAAAAGCTGGCACCCAGCGGTACGCGCACCTCACTCACCTCACTGCAGGCGGGGCAATCGTACTCTCCCTTCATGTCGATACCCGGTTCCTGAGCATCTATGTACTTACGCAGGGCCATGGAGTCCCTGGCAGGCATGCTCCTGATGAAGCCGTTCACGGCTGCTCGATCGGTCTTGCCGTCCACGGAAACGATCGCGTACTGCAGGCGGGTTGTCACGTTGTTGTCACCGATCGCACCCTGCTTCTTTGCACGCTCCTGAACGACTGAGATCTCCTCCTCGTCGCGGCCCGTGAGGAACTTGAAGTGCACGGTCTTCTTGGTGACGGGAAGCTTGAATTCGAAAACGTTCTGTCCCTTCGCCACGGGCTCGATCTCAAGCCGCTTGATCGGCATGTCTGCGAGATTGAACTCCTGCTTGGATCTCTTACCGCACTTCGGGCAGTCAGCCTCAACGCCGTAATCAGCGCCGTAGCCCGTGATGCGAAGGGCGATCATGATCGCGTTCCTGTCACCCGCGAGCATGTCGGGAACGTAGATTCTCTTATCAACGAGGCAGCTCTTGATGAGCTCCGTGATAACAGTGCCCTTCTTGATGAGGGCTCTCGACGTCAGGATGTCCTCCTCGCGTGCCGTCATCGAACGAATATCAACCGTTTCCTTACCGCTGAGTGGGGACTCGGCTGGGTACACGGTACCGTTCGAGGGAAGCGGGACCGACTCGACTGGAATCTCAAAACCGAAATCATCACGCATGACATCTTTCGTCTGGATGCCTGCTGGAACCGCCCCACCGAAGAGAGCGCTACGATCTGTCTCACCTGCCACGTTGATCACTCCTAAAATCTGCTATGGCAATTGTTAGCGGTTCTCATGACAAGTAAAAAAAATGGCCGTGCAATATGCACGGCCACCTCAAGCTCGAAGCTTCGTCGTCGGATCAGTACTGCAGAACGCAGTTGTCGAAGCGCAGATCGAGCTGAATTTCGAGGATATCGTCACCATCGTACCCGAGCTCACCGAAGTTAGCCGAGGTGATGAATGCGCCCTTGATGTCCCAGAGCTCGACCACGGTTCCAACCGGATCGATGAGCTTTAGCTGGCAATCACGCTTGTAGAAGTCAGCGTAACCAGCACGACCGGAGACCGACTCGAAGTGAGTGCGGATCCACTCCATCACCTGCTGGGCACCCGACGGCGCGATCGCATCGTAGAGCGTGACCGAGAGGGTCTCGAATGTCGTCTTGCCAGCGATGTAGCGGCGAGAGTTGATCCAGGGAATCTCCTTCTCCTCGGTCTTCACGCTCGGGCGCTTTGTTGACTTGATGAGGTAAGCATCGATACCCTCGATGGCGAAAATCCATCGGTTCTTCCTCTTCGGTTCGAACTTGTTGGGTAGCATATCGGTGACTGAGAGTGTCTCGGCCATGTTGTCTCCTGTTCCTTAACTATTGTGGTTACGTTGAAATCTTAGAAACTTGCTGCGTTTCTCGCTTCGAAATCGATCGAGACAAACTCGGCCGAACGTGTGGGCTGCAGGTAGATCTTCCCGCGGATCGTATTGTTCTCGATGTCAGCCTGCGTGGTCGTCGTCGTGTCGATCTGAACACGGTAACGCTCAACACCACGCTGCGCCTGGATCTGCTTCATGATCGGGGTCACCGCCGCGTTGAAGCGAGCGATCGTTGCCGCGCGATTTGGCTCGAAGAGCAGCCCATAGGCGACAGCCTTCACTCGACGACGAACTTCGATGAGGAGACGACGGACGTTAACACGATCAAGAGCGCTACCCTCAACAAGGAGGGTCCTCTGGCCGTTGACGACGATACCAGCGCCAGGGGACGCGATGATCGGATTGATGCCCACATCGTAGACAGTGTCAACATTCTCAGCGAGGAATTTCGTGCTAAGCTCCTCCGCTGGGATAACGGCGCGGATGTAACCTGCCGGAGCGTACCATGCGTGAGCGAGTCTGTCGTTCTGGCCGTAAGCTCCGAGCACCATGGTCGAAGCAGGCACCCTAACCGATGAAGAAACGCCGGTTCCGGGGTCAACGTTGACGAACATGTCCGGGAAGTACGCTGCACCGAAAGAGTTGTTGAGGCTTCGAGCCCTGAAGCGCGTTGTGGTGTAGGCCACATTCACGCTCGGGTACGTGTTTGACGCCAGGGATGCTGTCACGTAGTTGTTGTTGTCATCCTTGAGCTCGACATCCATGATGTAAAGGGCATCGAACTTTGTCTGCATCGAGCTGAGAGCGTAATCGGTAACCACCGGGTGGCGGACATCTGGAATCGCCAGAAGGCTGATGTCAGAGTACGTCTTGTTCGCCATGATGTCCACAGCCTTACGGTAAGCTGCGACTGTCGGACCGTCGAGCTGACCCTGGTTCGTGTTGTCCATCTCACGACGGATCGCTGCATCACGCATGTAGAACTTGTCAGCGTCAAAGACATTCAGACCATCGAAACCACCCTGCATGAAGGTCACGAACTTCAGGTACGTCCTATTCGAAGCGTACTGGAAGTCGAGGTTGACATCCACGAACCTGCCCTCAGATCCGCCCAGTGTGGCGTTTCGACGATACACAGCCTCGTCCCAACGAGTCGTGTCGATCGTTCCGTCGGAGCTTGTCATCACCTGGATACGCTCGAGGGTGAAGAGGTTCTTGTTGAACAGGTCCGCGTCGAGCACCGAGCCGTTGACGTCCGCGACGCCAGCGTTGTTACCGACCCACGGATTCAGGTAGGTTGTGTGGAAGCTTGGGAAGTACTTCGTGTAGGCCGACAGAGCCGAGGAGTCAAGCTGAGCGCTTGCAACGGTGGTTCCATCGTTCGGCTGCTCTATTGAGTTGCAGACGTTGAACTGCGGACCCCAGTAATACTTGCTCTCGCCCACAGCGTTGGGATCGGCGGCGGCGGCTCCAACGTTTATCGAGCGACGGAAGAACACCGGGAACTCCCTAGCATTCGTGGTCGGAATCGTGAGGTGAGAGCTGCTGTCAGCCGAACCCGTGGAAAGAAGATTCGTACCAGCTGTGACGAGGTGGTAATAACCGCGAACGGCGACGGGTAGGCTGTTGGTGGGAACGATCTTGTTGAGAACATCATCTGAGAGCTCAACTCTGATGCGACGAGAGCTCTTACCGAAGAGACCCTCCTCAACAATCTTCTGGGCATCGGCAGAGCGATCGAAGTCGAAGTACGTGTTCTGATCACCGATCTTCTTACCCACGAAACTTGAGCTGTCCGGATCAAGATCGCAGTCGACGTAGCTCTCGAGGACCACCGGAGCGTCGTCCGTGTCGTCCCATGCGCGTACCTTCACCGTGAACTTACCGTATCCGTCTGCAGTTGTCGGGTACTTGATGTTCTCGACGGTGATCTTGTACAGCTCGTTGGTGTAAGCTCCGTCTCCGCGAGCGTGAACCCTGAAGAGATCGTACCTTGAGCCACCAAAATTCTGAGATGCGATGAACGGGGTCGTCGGGTGCTGGAATCTGTCTTCGAAGCTATCGTAGTTCGGGGAGGTGGTTGAACCAGCGTTCCTCGACTGTGAGCCCGTCAGGCAGAACACGATCTCCTCAAGAGCCTCCGACGCTCCGAGTCTCCTGATCAGGGATTCCGCAGCCACACCTGAGCCCGTCGGAACCGCGAACGCGGGCAGAACATCGTAGTGATTGTAGAGAACGTAACCGTGCTCCTCAACGAGCAGCGGGTTGGTGTTGAACTTCTTGGCAAAGTAGGAGTCAGACGTCACGTCGAACGACGCGCTGAGCACGCTTGGGTACGCTGCAGAGTCAGTGTGACCGTTCAACAGGACCACGAAATCCTGCTTGCCGCCTCTCAGATCGAGTGATCCCGTGAACCACCCACGAGCAGGAGAAGCAGTCGTAGCTGCTGAGGAGTACGTTGTTGAATTGACACCCGGAGCGGATGACGACACGGCGATCTGCACGCCGGAGGCGGCGAAGAGAACGCCTCTGACTATCGGCTGGGCTGCCGTGGTGGTCTGCACACCGGCATCCGATAGAACCCAGGATCCTGCAGACTCAGACATATAGCAGCCGAGAAAGTAAGTTCTTCCGAGAGATCCGAGAGATGTCGCGTAGGGGTTATTTCCCAGCTGACCGCTTCCCACCTGAACCTTCTGCGAACCAGCTATGAATCCAGCGTTGTTCACACGACCCGAGTTGGGCGCAGTTGTCGTACGCTTCTTACCGTCTCCGATGCCAAGTGTACGGACGTAGGTTCCCGCCGACGCATTGTTTAGCCACTGATTGAGTGCAAGCGGCGACGAGTAGTCCGAATCAGCGAATCCAAACTCAGTCCTGAACTGCGTGTTGTTGGCGAAGCTGATCGGAACGAACGCGGTCCCCTGTGAGGCCGGTCCGATGACACCCGCGGAGCGGCCCGACGGCTGAACCTCGGTCGTACCCCCTGTGCTATCGATCTCGTTGAGTGTTATACCTGGTGCAGCCATTGAATGAACTCCTTAATCTCTCGCTTTAACTATTGCAGATTAGATGAACTCGACGCCAGCAGGTGTGATGATAAAGTCAACAGCGATGAATTCGACGGCTCGGGTCGGAACCACGATTATCCTGCCGTTGAGCCTGCTGGCCTCGACATCAGCCTGGGTGTTGTTGGTCTCATCGCAGATGATCCTGAACTGCTCCACACCAGCCTGCGACTTTATCAGGCTGAGCAGCGGAGTAGCACGTTCCACGAAAGCTCTCCTTGTCGTCGCATCGTTCGGCTCGAAGATGAGACCACGAGCGACCTGCGCGATCACTCTCTTCAGCTCGAGGAAGAGTCTTCTGACGTTGACCCGATCGAAAGCTGACTTTGCGATCTGCAGGGTCCTCTGCCCGAAGATAACGAATCCGTTACCAGGGAAAGTGGCGATCGGATTGATCAGGTTCTCGTAGAGGTAATCCCGGTCCGATGTGCTCAGACGGACGTCAACGTTGCCGACGAAATCAAGCGCCGCCCTGTTGAATCCTGCCGGAGCGTACCATGGGTATGAGACCCGATCACCGTATGCAAGCGCTCCGAGCGCAGCCACCGAGGCCGGAACCTTCACCCTACGACCCGAGAGCTGGTCATTCACGAAAACATCGGGGAAGTAGGCAGCGGTGTAATTGCTGTTCAGGGCACGTGCAGTGAGAGCGTCCGTCGTCTTCGTCACGTTGGGCCTGACCCCCGTCGAATCCTCGAATATCCTGACGTTAGAGTCGCTGTAGCTTGGGATATCGATCACGTACATGCCGAGAGCGTAGGAAGGCATCCTACGAGCGACGTAGTCGGTAACGAGCGGTTCACGAATGCCCGGCACGGCGAGCATGTTGATGTTCACCGTTAGCTTGTCCGTCATGAGCTTCGCGGCCGTGCGATATGAATTGACAGCATTGTTGCTCAGACCGTCGCCGTTTGGATCGTAACCGAGGCCGGATCTCGCGAGACCTGCGGCAGCTGATGTGGCGAGACCGCCCGTCTCGATGGACGTCGCTCGATCTCCCATCTTCGCGGCGGCGCCGTCGAGGATGTTTAGACCATCGAAACCACCGTAGAATATCGTTGAGAACTTAGCGTACTCTGAGAATTTGTTGAATGTGTTCGCGGACCCAGAGAGGAGAGAGGCGAACGTGATCCTGTTTAACGAGGAATCGTTGATCCTGTAGTCCAGGCTGTTGGGCACGCCGCTCCTGATGTAGGCAGTCTCCTTCATGTGGGATTCAACGGTTCCCGTGACGTCCGAGAGTGATGTGTTCGAGAGCGCTACCCGAGCGAGTGTGAACTTGTTCGCATTGAAGGCATCTGCGTCGGATCCCGTGATGAGGGCGTCGAGCTTCTGGATTCCCTGAAAGCGAGCGTAGGCTAGAACTGTATTGTCGAACTCTGTGCCGGCGTTGGAATTCATAACTGAATTCTCGATCTTCCCACTTGTGGTTCCTGATGGTACGAGACGTTCGAACTTAACGCCCCAGTGAAGTCTAGAGTCAGGTATCTCGAGGATTCCCGGCTGACCAGTGTACGATGAACCGTTGACCTGTCCGTTGGTAACCTTGAATCGCAGCGGTAGGGGCGGGACTATGGATCCCGTGAGTCCGGTCTCGACCGAGCTGCTGCATGCGAGGCGCGGAAGCACATTCGCTCCAGCCCCGTAGGTTCGACCACCCAACGCAAGTGCGGAATTCGTGTCCGTCAGAGTCTGTGTGGTCCTTGCGACCGGAACACCACGGAACCCGAAAGGAAGCGCCGTCTTCGGAACGACACCTGAATCGAGTGCTGTGGAGATCGATACCCTGACCCGCCTGCTCGCGTTCGGGAACTTACCGCTGATCTGCAGCCTGCGTTCGTCCTCGGTCAGAGCGTCAAAGTTCATGGTGACCTTTCGATCTCCGATTTTCTTCGCGATGTAGTTCTGGCTTGCGGGGTTGAGATCGCAACCAGTGAATGTCTCAAGAGCTCTCGGTGAGGTGTCAGTGTCAAACAGGTCACGAACAACGACGTCGAAAGTTCCATACGGATTCTTCGGGTCGGTCGAGGCGCGAACATTCGAGATGCTGATCTTGAATCGATCGTTACCCGATGCACCATCGGTCAGGGTCTCAAAGTTGAAGAGATCGTATTCTAGATCACCGAAAGGCTGGGAGATGATGGCTGGTGTGCGAGCGGTCGTGTACCTCGTGTCGAAACGACCGAAGTTCTGCCTGTATGTCGAGCTCGAACCTGAGGCTATGGCGATGCAGGAATCGCCGACGGTGTCGAGAGGGGCGACCTCATCATCGACCGGGAAGTCCAGATAGAGAAGATGCTGTTCATCCTGGAACTTCTTCGGATCCGTGTTGAACACCTTACCGAGGTAATCCGTGTCATTCGGGTTAAAGGAAGCGGTCAGGATTCGAAGACCGGTGAATCCGTCGGTCGTTCCGAACGCTGATCCTTGCGAGGACGAGATGACGAACTTGAACTTCTTGTAGGTCGACGATGTTGTTGAGAGATTCGTAGAAGATACATCGTCGATTAAGGCTCCCGAGCCTGACCACTGTGAATTGGCTCCCGTCATGTCGAGAACCATTCCCCTTGCTCCGGTTGGGAACATCAGGACACCACGGACAATGTTCAATGTATCGCCCCCAGCGGGTGGGCTAAAGCTTGGGTTGTCGCTGAATATTGGGAAGCCACGCCACTCCGATGGGGTGACCGTGTCGGCAGGAAGCGAGTGACGTGCGACAAGGAACTGCACGACTCCTGTGTTCCTGTTGTCATTGCCCGGAAGGGCTACGGTCGATCCAGTCACCTTGAAACCAGCGTTACGAACAGTTCCCTGTGCAACAGTTGTCGAGACGTCGGCCGTGGTCGCGTTGGCGCCTGCGCCGAGGACACGGGTGAATGTGAGTGCTCCCTTGTGCTTCAACCATTCGTTCGCCGCGTAGGTAGCTGGTCGATCGGGATCGAGGCCACCGAAGCGAGCCTCGAAATCCGAGAATGATGCGACAGTCGTGGGCACGAAGGCTGGTCCTGACGCTGCTGCGCCAATGAGTCCACCCGGGACGCCCGTGGGTGCCGCACCCGGGGCGGTAAGCTCAATCTCCTGTTCGAAGAATCCAGGAGAGCGAAAGGTCTGTTCGGACATCAGTTGCTCCTAATCTTATGGGCTAATCAGAAGCTAAGTATCACGCAGAAAATGAAACGAGGACATCATTTTAGGTCCTTGTCAGATTTGAAAGAATTACGAACGGCGGTCAGAACCTCCTCTCCGTGGGCGCTGGAGATGCGACGCACTTTGACTGTAACATCCATCTCCTTACCGGTCAGAGGGTCCTCCGTGAGCTTCCTGATGGTGCTGGTGACCTTCGTGGACGTTGACTCCACACCTCCAACTGCGGTGGTGAGATTGACCTGCATCGATGTGCCAGCTCTCTGATTTCCCGCTGCCGCACGCTCGGCCTGACTTACCGGATTCGTCCCGATCGCCTGGAGGCTCGTGGGATCATCCACCGTCGTGACAGGATCTAGAATCCTCGAGTTGATCCTCATATCCTGAATGTTCGCCATCGGGTCGGACTCAGGGACGCCATCTATGATGCCGAACGAGAATTGGGTTGCCGATAACGTGCGTCTCAACCCGTTAGGTATGCCCGGTGAGCTCGGAAGTATTATGAAAGCAGGCACTGTCACCGTCATCGTGTTCTTGATCGCGCGCTCCTCATCCGTCATGCTGTCGAAAGTTGTATCGCTTCCAACATCAGGCTCGAAAGCCGCGTAGAACCAGTAACCTGAGGGTGTCTCTATACGATATGTTCTTGCCCTCACGTTGTGATACCCGCTCATGATGGTCGTCAGCAGATCGTTGCTGTGCTGCATGTACTGGGTCCACAGCGTTATCTCGTACTTCGCAGTGAAGAATTTTGGAACCGGAATGGATATCGTCTCGTATATGCCACCCGCCAGATTCGGCTCGAGTAGCCTACCGCCGGCTGTTCGACCGGGTCTGTCTAGATGCTCACGACGTGATTCGGTTATCGTTGACCCGACGTTATTGAATCCCAGCGCATTGGCCACACGTTGGTAAGCAGGGTCCTCGCTGGACAGTCTTCGTTGTATGTCTATCGTGCCGATGTCACCCATCTCGATCGATTTTGCAGCCTGCTGCTCGAGACCGCTTCGTGAGATTGTGATCAGCGGAAGTATCAAGGCACCGTTCTTATCACGCAGCGGTTCCTTTCGACGGGTGATGGCGAACCTTTCACCTGTGGCGAAGATCACCGGAACACGCTTCAACGATCCATCTTTCTGCTGATAGACGAGCGGAAGATCTTTCTCGAAAAGATTAAAAATCGCTCGATCGACATCCTCTATGCCGCAGCTCGGTATTGTCAGGTCATCTGGTACCGAACCACTCCCGTACCCCAGATCGATCGTTTCACGACCGTACCGCCTACCTGGTGCAAATCTGGTGCTCATTCGTCACCGTAGAAGGATGAGCTCACGTTGTCAGGAGTAACCTTCTTTGGACCTGTCAACGGTGCTTCCAATTTACCATCAGCCTGCAGCTCCCTGCGATCAGCCGTCGTGCCGAGCTCGTTCTCGGATGCGCCTCTCTGCTGAACGAAAGTATCCTGCGTAACTTTCTCGGTCTCGAGTGTCTGCGCTGCGGGGCCGGGAGCCGTCCTGCTGATGAGACCCTCACGCGCCTGCTTACCGACCAGCTTATAGCCTGTCAGATGCTCGACCTGCCCAAAAATCTTGCTGATCGTAACGACCTGCGTGATCTCAAAGAAAACTGAGCCGTAGGACATGAAATCGCCGATCTTCATCCTAAGACCTTTGTCTATTAGATCCTGAGCGTGCAGCCGAGCCTCGATGGAGTGATACTTCTCGCTTCCGAACTTGTTCGTACGAATCTCCCCAGGCGTCCATTCGACCAGCGCATCGAGCTCAAGTGGAGGATCGAAGATTTTTTCGATCGACTCCTCGTACACGTCGTGGACATTCGTTACGTCGGTTCTGACTGGGTAGTAAAATATCTTTTGGCCGATCACGTCCTTTATGACCTCTTTGGTGAGGTCACTGATAAGATCGAGCTCACGTGGAGTGATGAATAGACGTGCCATGGTTTATCCTATCGTGATCACACGACCCATCGGGACCGGGATCGCCTTGAGAATCTTCTGCTGGTTATCAATCTCACCCGCCTTGGTTTCGATGAGCTTGTTGTATGTCATGGAATCCAGCATCTCCTTCAGCTCGGTCCGGAGTTTATCCTTCTCCTCCTTGGCAGCGCTTTTCAGGTCACCTCCGTCGAGCTGCAGATCACCTCCAGGTATGGGCACAGATCCGAACTTCGAACGTATCATGCCGAGCAGCTCCTTACACAGCGCCAGGGTGTACTGCCTTACCCACTGGCGGGCCATCGAGTTAACTCTTGAGTACACAAAGTTACCGTAAGGTACGTTGGAGAGATTCGAAACGCCGTTGACAGACTTGTCGTCGAAAGCAGGAGACAACGGATTACTCTCGAATCCCACGCGAACCCACAGATTTAGAGGATTTTCAGCTGTGGGCATCGGAAATATCCTGAGCTTCGTCCCGGTCACGCGATAGCTGTAGTTGGAACGACGAACCCTGTTTGAGATGTTCATCTGTCCACCGCGAAGTATGTCCTCGAAAACCGGAAGAACGTAAAAGACGGTCTCAGGTGTGAACGATTCGAAGCTGAATTCATTGTTGAGGTAGTTGATCGCGGATGTTGTGTCGAAGAATCGATACGCAGCGGAGGGGTTGTAGTGCATAATCTCGAAGATACGCATCTTACGACGCTCAGGATTCAACGAGGAGCTTACCACCGGAGTGTTGGTACTAGGATCCAGAAGATCAGTGTACAGATCATAGTCTTGGACATTCTGTCTCAGCTGGATCGAACCAGAGACGGTGTTGTATGTTCCTCCGAGCCCTGCTTCCACTGAGTACGGCTCCGCGAGCCTTACGATGTAATTCAACGTATCACGCGGAAACTTCTGCGTTGCCTCGTTGAGGCTGCCCGTCTGCATCCCTAGCAGCGAGAGAAGCTGACTTTTCGCCTGATACTGGTTCACTATTGAACCGTATTCGAGGAATGCCTCCTCGAAACATGCCCATATCTGCTTTTTCGTGAGCTCGACAGAGAGAATGTCATCTCCGAGACGTCTCTTGACGAACGTCACCATCGCATCAGCCTCGGATTGAAATGTTGTATCCGAGTCGAAGAATGAGAACGGTGTAGGGTTCAGGGTGCTGATGAATGTGGACATGGAGCCGCCTCTACCCTAAATAGGAGCGGAGCGGCGAATGCCGCTCGTTCACATGATCTGATTGTAAAAAATCAGATTACGGAGGCAAGCACCGCTGCGCGTGTCGACTCATCAAGTGATATGAGGTACCTGTTGATCGTCGCAGCGTGAAGCATGTCGTTAGCCAGTTTCTGCACGACGTTGTTGCTTCTGTGTCCCCTGCGATTACGACTTTCCCTCATCGCCTGACCTGCCTGCACGGTCGCAGCGCCGGCTGCCTGCATACCGGCTCCAGCTGCGGAGACCGCCGCGCCAGCGCCTGCCAACGCAGTTCCAGCAGCAACGATCGCGGTTGAGATCGCTGCCTGGATCGCAGCAGCTCCTGCTCGGATCAACCCAGCGAAGCCGTTTATCAACCCTGTGACGACGGCAGCCGTTATACCGAGCGCCGCGAGTCCAGCGGATGCCAGCAGGCCGCCGAGAGCCTGAGCTCCCGTCTGGAGGAACGATAGCACCGCGCCTATTCCGCCCTTAACGCCCGAGAGCATCGCGTCGAATCCTAGACCAAACGCACGACCGACCTCAGCCCCGAATGTCTTAAAATCGCAGGTCCTGGAAAACTTCGTTATCGCGTTCACGCATCCGCTTATGATTCCCGAGAATCCATCACAGAGTCCGATCACCACATTCTTCAAGAATTCGGAACCTCCGAAGCTGGCAAACTGTGCAGCCACCCCCGCAAGAGCACCCAACGCCGATTGGCCTCCCGTGCGGAGCTTGTCAGCGATTGCCTTGAGACCAGCAGCAGACGCGTTGTAGAATTTACCAGAGATGATCAGGGCGATCGTGGCTGTCATCGCCATCCCAGCGATCCCAGCTTTTCCGAGAGCGGCCGGGAGGCTGTCCTTGTAGCTTGGGAGGTCGCACTGCTTTCCCTTTGCGGCAGGAGCTCCAGCTGCGGGAGCCGCTGCACCCTTACGAGGCTTCCCGCCGAGGGTAGGCGGAAGCTGGAGGACATCGCCCTGGGCGAGAATCTTGTCTGCGTTGGCGATACCGCTCAGCTTCGCAACCTGATTGTAGAGTGGATAGTTGGCCTTTCCGAGTGGGATACCGTAGTAGGTCTGCAGGACCGCAGAGATCGTATCACCCTGCTTTACCTTGTATGCGAGGTTACCGCCTGCGGCGGGTGCCGCGGCTGCCTCACGAATTCTACGTGATACTCCGGTTCTCATCATCTCATCGCGGACTATGCCTCGAAGATCGCTTTCACTGATCTGCATGAACTTATTCTCCTAGGGACTTCTGGTGTAAATATTGATCAAATTCAAAACGTATGATGACATTATCATTTTAACGCCTTGTTGCCTCAAGCAACGCAGCCAGCACGCTGGATCTCCTGCGTGAATCTGCGATTCGGCCGTGCTCGCCCTTTAGTATCGACCAGTACTTATCCTTCATGTCCTGACCTAGAGTCTGCGGGACGTACTCATCGAACGATCTCTTGTCATTGGTGGCGAGGAACTGACGCATCCTCGTTCCAGATATTTGGACAGTCTCGGATCTTGCCACAGGCCTTTGCTGCAGTTTCGAGAAAGCGACGGGATCGCGAATGTAATCAGACATCCTTTCGGAGGCGTACTTCCCGCGAGCGTCCTCATCGTCGGAATAGAACACGAACTTGCTCACGACGTCCTTAAGCTGCCTCATCTTGTCAACAGCGAGCTGCAGCGGTGATTCGGGGGTGATGATCAGGGTGGCATTCGGGTAATCACGGTGGAATTGGGGCTCCAGCACCGCTTTCCAGGCGTCGATCATCACACCCGGCGGCAGCTCATCACGACCGGAGGTCGACGTGATGATAAGCGCCTCATCGCATTCCTGCGACGCGAGACCGATCATGCTCCAGTGACCAGCATGTACCGGCTTACCAGCAACCACGAATATACCGATGCTGATCCCACTCTGAGTTCCGATCTCGAGGCGGCGCATCACCTGGGATTTTGTCGTGAGGAAAAGGTCCTCCTGGCGTTGAATCAATGATTTTGGATGATTCAGGGCTCCAAGTCGATTGGCAATCGCTGAGTCGAAGTAACATTCCTGGTGAATGTCCTCGAGCGTGCTGTTGAGATCAGCCTCCGGAACATTTCGACGCTGCGCCGGCGCGTATTCCGCCGATATCTCGTTAGCAATCGCGATGACACCGTCCCAGTACGCTTGCTCATCCTCTCGGGTCGCAGCCCTGAACTTCTGCTTCATAGTCTGCCGATGCTCGACATCGTGCTGATCAAAGCGGAGCGCTTTGTAAAGAGCTCGTGTTGCTGACGTGCGGAACACGGAGCCCTCAGCTGGCGATCGCTCAGTCTCTGTCGATAATGACGTATCAAAATCTGAGAAGATCTCATACAGCGTATCGACGATCTTCAATGGACGATCTGGGGACGAGTCGGAGTACGCTGCCCTGACCTTATCGATCAGATCTGCGACCCGCCGCTCGATGGACGCGCTCCGGATCCCCGACTGCAAGCTCTGCAGTGACGATAGAGACCCTTCGAACAGTGCGGGGTAAGTGTTCACATCCAGGAGCCTCGCGTACTCCTCAAGCTTCACCTCGTCATCCACGGGTGTGATGTTGGTAACGAGATGGGTACCGGTCACCTTGTAGCGTGAAGGACCGAAGAGGGTCAGAAATATGCCATGTTTTCTGGGGTACTCACGACTGATCGTCGGCTTACGCTGCACAAATTCAAGGAAGAATTCGGTACCCTGTGGGATCGAAGCGGTATTCCTGTGCACACGCGAGAGGTGAGAGTGAACGAGAGAGTATTGCGCCGTCCCAGACGAAGTTGCTCTGACCTCTTCCTCACGACTGGCCAAGCCTTGCGCTTCACCCGGGTAGATGACGTTACCCTTGTACGCGATGTACCAGTTCTTCGAGTAGTTGTCAGGATCGAACTCGTTGTTCCTGCGTAGCAAGGTCAGCTTCGTGCCATCGATCTTTTCAACGATCTTAATGCTGGGATCGTCAAGGAACGCCTGAGCCTTTGCACGATCATTTGCACGTGCCCGAGCCGACGCATCGGGCCTGACCATCACCTTCCTGAGATCATCGATAGAGATATTAGTTGACATCAGCTTCCCCAGATGACAGCTTCTATGAGCCGAGCCATCTTCCTTGTACGCGACTCATCGATATTAGGCTGGTCTCCGTCCTCTTCGAACCCTTCCTGACCCCTGACCTTGTACCTGGCGTAAAATTTGCTCTTGATTCCTTCGAGATCGACAGTTGATGACTCAGAATCGGGAAGCAGCTGCCTGAACGTCTCAAGAACCTTGTCCTTGACCCCCATATCCTCACTTGGGTCGGTCGCTGACAGCTGCTGACCACGATCGCCGAAGAAACGATCGATCATCTCCTCGTACACTTTGACGATCTCCTGCGGAGCAAAGCGCTCCTTCATGAGATCTATCACCCCGAGGAACGATCCAAACTTCTCCAAATCGTCAGGAGTCGGTGGTGGGTTAGCCCCCATCAGATTCTCGAATATCAGCTTCACATCACGTATCGAGTTCGTACGTTCCGAGCGCTTGAGGTATTTGTATACCTCATCTCCGTTGTAGGTCCAGTCGAGCCTCTGGTATCGATCGCCTAACCCTGTCACGAGATCCAGCGTTCTCACGGGTCTGAGTGGGGCCGGCATTCTCGATGATTTTCTGACCTGGGAAGCGATCTCCCTCTCGGCAGCTTTCCGAGCGGATTCAGGATTCTTCCGCTTCTGATCCGCCATTATCTCATTCTGCCGTGCTGCTATCATCCGCTCGATCTCATCGGGTGATGGCTCAACGAAGCTGGGGTCTCGCGTCGTCTTGATGGTTGGGTTCTCTGCAGACGCAGTAGGAGTCGCCTCACGAGCACCGACGGGCGGTGGTGATTTCACAGCTGCGATGGAGAAGAGCAGGACCTTGTGCGCAAGTCCCTTAACACCTGCGATGACGTCACGCCAGGATGATGAGTATGAAAACTTCGCCCACTCAGTGGGTCTACCGCCCTCGTACTCCGATCCCTCAAAGTCAATCTGGAAGAATGTATCTCCCTCACCCTCTGGCGCGTCAGGATCCCATGTGTAGGCAAAGAGAGCATTGATCTGATGAGACCCAGGTGTCTTCTTGTTGTGACCGACGTAGGCGATCTTGGGTGTCAGCTGTGCATCCTCACGTCGATTGAGAGTTTTGTACAGTTCGTCCATCCTCTCAGCAGGTACTGTGAGATCGATATCACCGACGGTGGGTTTGTACTTGATGAACTCCTCGTCAGACAGGGTCTCCGGCGGAGCGAAGAGATGCGACGATGAGCCGTTGAACGCGAAACCTGATCCTATAATATCGTTTCGCTGGGTACGATCCCATATAGGATGACCGTGATCGAGCTCGAACTCCTCGTCGAGCTTTGTCAGCATCTCAATCACATCGTTCCTGAGCTGCTGCCTCGTGATCCTTCCTGACCTGAGATCTATCTTCTCAGCATAAGCTTCACGACCCCGGAAGGTGCGAACCTGCTCACTCCCGGCGACAAGACCCGTCGCGGGATCTCGAACCAGAGCGCGAGTGTTACCACCTTCGTTAACGCTGGTGGGACCGAACATGAAATTGGAGATGCTAAACATTCACACCTAAATATCTCCCGTACGGAGAAATGATAAAACAACGGCCCGAAATCGGGCCGTTGAGGTAAGAAAACGAGTTTCAGGTCCCTGAGAATGCTGGCGCGGTGCCGCTGACGGCGAGAACGCAGAAGCTCAAACCATCCGAGATGAGGGAGACCGAGTGACCGACTCCACTGCCAATCGTAAGCCTGCTGCCGTTCGCTCCGTTGGTGACCGAACCGTTTGTCATGAACTTACCCAGGGCATCAGCCGCGGATCCCGTGAGGAAGTGCTGCTTTCCAGCGGTTCCGAGGGACCTGAACACCACCACACCGCCTGGCATCGTGGATGGATTCGGTAGGAATACACCGGCTTCGGTAGGGTTGCTGATGGTGTAAACGCCTGGATGGGTGATGGACCCTGATGCCTCGATCGTCTGAACCGTGGTCTCGGGTAGATAGGTGAATGTTGCCGGAACGGACACTGTGAGGCTGGCGCCCGTTGGTGTGTCTATGGTGCCGCGGGTGTCGATTGTTGTTGCCATCTTGAAATCTCCTCTCTTTGATCTCTAACGTTTGATCGAGGAATTCGATCGTTACGGTTGTAAGTATGTCGTTCAAACTGAATCGGCCACCCCGAAGGGTGGCCGACCAGTCGCCTATTGGCTAGAACATCAGATGATGTTCATGTCGAGGCAGGTCACGGTGCCGTAGAAGTCGCTGCGGACCATCTTCTTGCCGTAGCGGGTCATGACACCCTTACGCGGCGTGAAGTCTTCCGGAGCGAAGATCGTCGGAGTGACGATGAGCGGGACGTACGGAGCGTAGACGTATCCAGTCTCCAGGTAGCTTCCGCCCTTGAATCCGACGAGGATCTTGTTACGCGGGAAGTACGGGTCCTTGTAGACCGTGAACCTGTTGGACAGGGTACCGACCTTCTCTGCGCCGATCGAGAACGGAGCGCCGACCTGGCCGGAGCCGTCGATGCTGTAGCTCGGACGGTAGTACGTCGAGGCCTCGAGGATCGTGGCGACGTCCGGACCGACCACGATGAAGTTCGCGGAGCCGCGAAGCGTCTTGCGGTGGATCTCGTTGGCGACGTCGATGATCGTCTCGGTGAGGGTCTCGTACCACTCGCGGACCGTACCGGTGAAGTTCGGGCCGGGCTGGGTCGTGGAGTCACGGGAGATGACGTTACCGTTGGTCTTGTTGACGAACTTGCCAGGAGCGCGGCTCCAGAAGTAGTTCGCACCGTTCGCCTGGGTGAGGAGGTCGTTCAGGATCTCGCGATCGAGCTCGAGGGCGATCTGCTCGGAGAGGATCTGGGTGAGCTCAACCTCAGCGTCGATGCTGTGGTAGGCATTCAGATCCTGCGCGAGCTCCGGGGACCAGCGAGCGCGGAGCTTGCGGGTCGTCGCGGTGACGGCGATCGATTCGATCTTGATGTCGATCTCGGGGATGACCGGTGAGGGATTCGCGCCGAAGTTCGACTCGAAGACCGGGATGGTGACCGTGGAGCCGCTGGAGCTCTCAACGTCGAGTGACGAGGCAAGCGGGTAGCTGACACGAAGAGCATCCGTGCGGCTAAGATCCACAAGAGTCGGATTGGAAGCCGAGACGACCATCAGGATGTGAGAACCGGTCAGCGGGCTCGGGGTGAAGACACCACCGGAGAGGCTACCAAGCTGGTTGAGACGACGGATGTTGAGAACGTTCGTACCACCTTGGAAGGTCTCACCCGGAGTTCCCAGACCAGCAGAGAGCGCACCCGGGAAGATCGCGAAATCCTTGACGAGGGAGAGGTCAGCGGAGGACGAGAGCGGTCCCGTCGGCAGGAACACGAACTTGAACATTCCGGTGTTGTTGAAGGCACCGTCAGCAGCGTCGGCCTCGATGAGAGTCGTGACCTGCGGATCGAAGCCGATCAGACGACCGTCGGTTCCTGAGGCATAGACGAAACCAGCGGCGGTGAGCCCGCCAGAGCCCTGGAACGAACCGGAGGAGGACGCGCCAATCGCAACGGAGTGGAACGCGTGCACGCGGCTGTAACCGACGCCAGCGAGATCGTACATACCACCCGTCGCGAGAGAGCCCGTCTGGACGCCCTTACCAGCTGGGTTGTTGTAGATTGACTGCCCTGCGGTGTAGGTCGACTGGGTCGCAGTGGACGAGAGGTCCGGACCTGCGTTGCCGCCAACATTCGAGCCGTAGGTGTAATCCAGGTAGAAGAGCAGGCCTGACGGGAGGCTCATCGGCTGGATCGAGACGAGCTCGTTCGCCACGAGGCCGCCGAAGACACGACGGACGATGGGGAACGCGATGTTCGAGAAGCCGCGGATGTCACCGCTGCCAGCAGGGGAGCCACCACCGCTCGAGAGAGAGTTGCTCTCACGGAGGAGGTTGGCAGTCTGGTTCTCGAGGAGGCGTGCCATGTTCTCACGGTTGACGCCATCGAGACCACGAAGCAGGCCGGTGCGGCTCCACTTCTCAACGAGGCGGCTGTTCTCCGCCCCAACGTCGCGGCCGCGGATACCTTCCGCGAGCTGCTCTAGTGTGAAAGTCCTTGACATTTTCATTTCTCCATTTCTAGAAAGTTAAAACACTTAAACCAACGGGTAATCACTTACCCGGCTTGATACCTGCGAGGATTGCCCAGCGATCCGCCTCGACGGATTCATTCAGGCTAGCAGCGGGGCTAGCTGATCTCGTCGATCTGGAGGATGACCCAAGGATCCGACCCTCATTGACCGTTCCTGACTTTGACTTGAGAGACTCAGTCAGGCTCGTGAAGAGAAGCTTAGCTTCCCGAACGGACTTCGCAGAGTCCAGAGACTCAACGACAGCCCTCTGCTGGCGTGGTGTGAGGTCACGGTTCTGCATAAGCTTATTTACATAGAGAAGCTTAGCGTTGAACAGATTGACCTCCTCGAGCTGCTCGCGAAGCACAGCATTCGCGCGCTCGGACTCGTCGAGCTTGGACTTGAGGTCACGATTAACGCGTGCCTCCTTGATCCTCGCCTCGCGCTCTCCCTTGGCCACATCGGTCGCCTTCTTCGCAACCTTCAGCGCCTTTTCAGCCACCTCATCCGCCTCGTTGGTGTCATCACCCTCGTTGACGTTGAGTTCAAACTTATCCTTGACGGGGTGCTTGACAGCCTTACCACCGCCGAAGTTGCTCGCCTTTGGATCGGAGATGCCCTTACCACCGCCCTTCGACTCACGAAGGCGCCGGAGCTCACGACGGAGCATGGACTCATCGACGTGGAAGGTCTTGCCGTCCTCTTCCTCGTCCATACGATCATCCATCTCGCTCTGATCCTCATCCTCTTCAAGAGCGTCGTACTCTTCTTCCATGTAATCGCCTTCTTCCATTTCGTACTCATCCATCGTGTCGTACTCGGAAGGAGCCGGAGGTGGGGGAGGAGCTCCGCCCTCGGCGCCACCAGCCGGCGCGCCTGCGCCGGTGTCTGCGACGTCGACCGGCATGTCGCCACCCTCGGCGGGTCCCTCGGCGAACTCAACACCGAAGCTCATACCCTGCAGCTTCGTCTTGAAGTCCTCATCATCCAGACCTTCGAGGTCCGCTGGGTCGAAAACGATCTTTGCCTCGTTCCTGAGGCGTGACTTCCTACCCTCCATTTCCTCGAGTAGGCGACGGAATCTCGCGCTGTTTGACATCTGAATCATCTCCTTGACAATGCTGTTAAAACCCTTTTTGATCTCTGGGGTACCACCATTAGATATGAGGTGATTCCTGAAATCTCCCACATTTTTCACTAAAATTGCATAAGCAGCTCTGAAGTTTACGCTTTCCGTCATCGGCAGGTTGTGGGAAACCCTGTTCAGGGACTCCAGCTGACGACGGATGCGCCCTAGAGAAGCTCTTTCCTGCTTCCTCTCACCTAGAACGAGATCTGCCAGAGCCTCCAGACTCTCTTTGTTCAAGGTAACATCGACGTCATCGCCCTCTGCGACGTCGGAATCAGCGGTCGCCGATGCCTCACCGTGCTTGTCGACCCTGACGTTGATCTTCACCTCTGTTCCCGATGCGGTCTTCGTGGTGACTGTATGCGTCACCTCCTCATCAGGATCAGGTGTGGGGGACCCAGGCATGGATGCCATCGGGGGCGGAGGGGCTGAGGCATCCGCCATGGGCTCATCCGGAAGCGGCTCAAGGTCGAGGTTCGGAGCTGCATCGGCGTCAGCTTCCTCATCCTGCTCGGCCAGTATCTGACGCTCGACCATTCTCCTGATCTGAGGTGAAATTGACTCGATGATCTTATTCCGCGCGTTGCGCTCTGCCATCTCTTTCAGAGACTTGGCGTCAGCTATTGCTTCATCGTACAAATTCGGCATGTTATGTTCCTACGCTCAATTAAGTATATCGTCGCTTAGTCTTTTTCGAGGTCTTGCTGCAAATGAATTGCTCTGATTAATCTTCTCAACCTCGTCATCGTGAGATCATCGGGATCTGGCAACTCCTCCAACGTATATGCAGGCTCCATGGAACCGGCATCTCTAAGCGGAAAGGCACTCGAATACCCGGCTTTCGATCCCGACAACGATATTCTAGCAGGAGCTGGTCGAATCGACGGTCCATCAGCACCGACCCCCAGGATCCCCTGCTTGTTCTTATACAGATCGGGCATAGGTGATATGCCACGACCTGTCGTCTGCTCATACATTCGAAAGTCAGCACCGACGAATCGTCTGTTGTCAGCCGCCCTATCTGCGTAGGAGTCCCAACGGATGTGTCCCTGCCCAGCTTTATTTCCCAGGGCGACCTGCGTCAGGAGATCCTCCTCGTCCTCTATCTCATCCTCATCATCGACGTCGCAGGACGGTTCCTCGATATACGGCCATATCGACTGTGAAGATCTGGGCAGATCACGACGCCCGTCCGTGCCGTATCCAAGGCCGGTGCGGGCGTCGTAATTTGGATTGTTAGCTTCCCTGATGCGTCCGCGAGACATGATACGTATCACGTCGTGGGATCGCCGTCAGCGCCTGGGTTCAAGCTGTGAGCTGCGCTCTGGCCCTTCGTTCCGGCGGATCCAGCAACCGCGATCGACTGAGCTGCGAGAGCAGCTGCCGTGGCAGAAGGTATCACCTCATCTGCCTTTAGACCGGTTCCGAAGTTGTCATTGGCCTCAACTGCTGTTGCACCGGCCGCGACCGCGGAAGAGCCCTCACCACCCGCCGGATCGCTGTTCGCGATAAGGTTGGGGTAGTAGGACGAATCGAAAC